TTAGAGAAGTTCTTGCACAGTCAGAGTTTACTCGCCAGAATGAGATGTTCGGTCCTAGAGGTGGGGTACTACCTGACGCGGCTCAAAGCGGCCGACCTATTACTGCACCTACTGCTACTGCACCTATTACTGCACCTACTGCTACTGCACCTACTGCTACTGCACCTACTGCTACTGCACCTACTACTGCACCTACTACTGCACCTATTACTGCACCTGAAGCAACTACTGCACCTATTACTGCACCTACTGCTACTGCACCTGAAGCAACTACTGCACCTGAAGCAACTACTGCACCTACACAAGATACTGTGGAAGTAAATCCTACAGTGCAAAATGACCCGTTCGCTACTGCGGTTGTTCAGTTGGAGAAAGCAACTATAGGGGGTAAAAATTCAGGCATTATCAACCCCGCCGCTGAACCTGTTGCACCAAATAAAATAGCCAAAAAAGAAGGGCTCGGTTGGGGCGCCCCCGCTAGTAAACTAGTTAACGTAGATGCCTTACCACTACAGAATCAGTTAGACCCAAGTATAGTTACTGCGCTTAAAAACAACGACTTAGTTGGTGCGTTGGATACGCTTGCGTCTAGGACTAAAGGGGTTACATCAAAGTTTGCACGTGTGCTTGCTACGAGGCTTAAAAACTCAGGTGTCAAAGTACAAGTAGTTACTGACACAGAAATAAAACGTATTATATTTGACCGCACCGGAAGTAACGAATCGGACATAAAAGGCGTTTTCTTTGCGAGTGACAGCACGGTCTATATCAACAGCGATATCGGTTTAGATGCGCATACTTTAATACATGAGGCAACACACCCACTAGTCGATGCGGTGTTAAACAACAATGCGCACCCACTGACTAAACAGCTACAAAAACTTTTTACCGATGTTAAAGAAGACATAGGTACGGCGTATGGTACTACCGACCTAAAAGAGTTTGTTGCTGAGTTTATGGGGAATCCAGAGTTCAGAGATACATTAGATAGTATCTACCCTGACGGTGGGAAAGTTTCGGCGTTGCGTAAGATGAGCAATAGTATCGGCAACTTCGTGCGTCGCCTATTAGGTATGGAGACTAAGGGTGTTGATTCCGCATTAGGTGCCGCAGATAATATCATCGCCTCAATACTAGCACCGGGGCAAACTGCGCTACTTCCTCCAAATACCATGCGGGAGTATTCGTTCTTACGCCAAGGTGCAACACCGTTTGATGCCGTAGCCGATATGGTTAAAAACCTGCCCGGGCTTACCGAAGAGCGTATAGATAAGATAGATGAGTTCTTCAAAGGCAAAGCGTTCGGTGCGGCTAAAAATCTACTTCGTGCGGCTCTCCCGTTAGAAGCCTTGGTGAAAGTTGCGGATAAATACTTACCTAGCGCAGATTTGGTTAGAAAGCTCGTCAACGAAAAACACGGCACAGAAAACCTGCGTATGCAGTCGTTAGAGCCTATACAAAACCAAGCTCGTGACTTTGCTAAGGGCAAAACTTTGGCCCAAATGGGTATGTTTAACGACGTCATATACGCCAGTACCATTGCAAAAGTTGACCCAAGTAAACCACGAGACACCTACGAAAAAGATAAGGAAAAACTTCAAGCTTGGGATGACCTACAGAAAAACTGGGCTGATATTGGGCCAGACGGACAAGCGCTCTACACAAGTATGCGTGATTCATATAGGGTTATGTACAACGACATTCTTAGGGTTATTGAAAAACGTTTAGACTCTGTAACTGCTGATCCTGCAACAAACGCTAAGGTTAAAAAGGACATTCTTTCACGTCTTACATTACAGGCTGGAAAGATTGAACCGTACTTCCCGTTAACTCGTAAGGGTGACTACTGGCTTACCTACGCATTAAATGACCCCAAGGGTGGCCCACAAGAAAAGTTTATAGAAGCGTTTGAAAGCGAACGTGCCCGTGCCCGTGCAACACGTGAGTTAGAAAATGACCCAAGCGTAGTTAAAGGTACTTTAGAAAACTTCTCAAACGTAAAAAACATAAACTATAGCAACGCCCCGTCTGGTTCATTTATGAATTCGGTCTTTAACGTGCTCACTGCTAATAACGTAGATAAAGAAGTTACCGAAGAGATGATGACGTTGTTTATTAACTCACTCCCTGCCACATCATTTGCACAATCGTTTAAAAGGCGTAAAAACCGTTTGGGTTTTCAACGTGACGCACTTGCCGCATTCCGTGAGAAATCATTTAGCATATCCCGCCAGTTATCAAATTTAGAATACAGCGCTAAGTTAAATGATGTACAAGCTAAGTTAGCAGAGGAGATGAATGTTTCAGTCAGAAAAGGTAATCCGGACGCTAGAAAATACTACGAGGAATTGGAAAAGCGGATTAAGTTTGCTAACAACCCCAATGTCGCTAAGTGGTCGCAGTATGCAACAGGTTTTGGTTTTGCAATGACACTTGGGTTTAACTTGTCGTCTGCAATAGTTAACTTATCTCAAATACCACTCATGGTCATGCCTTACTACGGTGGTAAATACGGCTACCCAGAAACAATGCGGGCAATCGGTAACGCAATTAAAGTGTTTACCACAAGTGGTCGTACCCAAGAACGTAGAGCAATCACGGGCGAAAAAAGAACCATGTCCGTTGGACCTTCTATTGACAACTATAATTTTGACGCAATGCGGCAAGACGACCCACTGTTTAAATATAAGTACCTAGCGGAAGAAGCAGGGCAAGGTGGGCAGTTAGCACGTAGTCAGATATACGACACCCTCGATGTGGACAATTTAGAAAATCCAATGGCTAAAGTGAATGCTGTTTCCGGGTTTATTTTCCACCACGGTGAACGTATGAACCGCCAGATTGCTATGATTGCCGCATACGACCTCGAACTTGGTAAGATGCAAAAAGAAGGTAAGGCAATTACCCCTGACTCAATGCGTGAAGCGGCAAATACGGCTATTGGGTTAACAGAGCTCACCAACGGTGGTATTGCGGCGGCGGCGGCTCCTCGTATTGCCCAGAATTCTCTTGGTCGTGTGATGTTTATGTACAAGCGCTACGGCGTATCTATGTACTACGCAATGTTTACGATGGCACGTGATGCGTTGAAGAGCCAAAACCCAGAGGTGCGTAAGATGGGTATGCGTCAAGTTGCGGGTACGCTTCTGTCTGCGGGTATGATGGCAGGGGTTCAAGGCCTCCCACTATATGGTGTCGGTGCCTTGGTGTACAACCTGTTTAAAGAAGACGATGACGATAACGCCGATACTATTGTCCGTAAGTATTTGGGGGAAACGCTCTATAAAGGCTTACCTAACGCTGTTCTCGGTGTAGACGTTGCGGCACGTATCGGTTTGAGTGACTTGTTGTTTAGAGAAAACCCAGTGCAACGTGACCAAGAGCCTATGGCTGAGATAATGGAGTTTATAGGTGGTCCTGTCTACAGCATTGGTAACCGTACTCTTCGCGGTATTGAGGACATTCGCCAAGGCAATACACAGCGTGGTATTGAGCAGATGTTACCTTCGGCGTTTAGTAATGTATCTAAGGCACTGAGGTTTGCTACTGAAGGTGCTAACAGCCGTAGGGGTGACCCAATTATAGAAGACGTAGGGTATGGTTCTATAGCGGCACAAATGTTTGGTTTCTCCCCTGCTAAATACACCCGGCAACTGGAAATTAACTCCATCGAGAAGGGTAAAGAACGCGCAGTGAATGAGAAACGCACCTCGTTACTTCGGAAGTTTAACTTAGCCATAAACGAGGGTGATTCTGATACCGTAAATGACCTATTGGGTGAGATGCAGGAGTTTAGCCAAAGACACCCAGCTAACGCTATAACCGCTGATACTGTACGTAGGTCGAGGGCGCAGTTCAATAGGACTTCTGCTGAGATGCGTGGGGGTGTTCGGTACAGCAAAAAGTATATGTCCGAGTTCGAACAAAGTATGCGGGAATACGACGAGGAATAAAAAACCCCCGGGGGAGACCGGGGGTAAGGTACCAACTTAAGGAGAGTATCGACAGGGAGAGAGTCTGTCAAACAAATAGTATCACAATATCCGCCATATGCGTACTCCTAGGGTAGATTTTTCTATGGTGTGGCGGGTTTCTAACCCAATTTTTAACGTCTCAGAAACATCATCTAGTTGCCTGTATAAGTTGGGGTAGTCAATAACAGGGACAAAAACAGATGCCCCTATCGGGAAGTTATCCCAATCCACGATTATTAACACCCCGTCAGGGCTAAGATCAGATAACCTGATCCGCTTTTCTTTCCGCAAAGATCGCTTGGGCGGCAATTGTTTCTTCCCGTTCATCGTCCATAAAATGTGTGCAATCTAACACCCATACGTCAGTCGGTGGTAAGTTAACATGTGTGCCCTTACCTAACCGAACCTTCATTTTAGTAGCGCTAGTACGACCGTCCTTGAAATTTTCAATTACTCCCGAGTAGTTAATTTGGTGTTTTATGCACCAATCTTTAAATGGTTTAGGTAGTATATATAGGCGCTTGGTGTCATATTCATACCGCATAACCAACGTGCCTCTAGGTGAAGCTTCTGGCAAGCTCGCCTTCTCAATACCATTTGCGTCCCTACGAACATCTTGAGTGCTATCTATGCGCAACATGTTGTTGTAGTTCTCGGCGATGTAGTCGGTCAACGTATCTTCCACAGTACTACGCATACCCGCAGATATATCAAGGGCCTTAGCCAATAAGTCCTCAATTACCCAACGTGTCAGGTTCTTCATATCAAAGTCTACCAACCCTGCACGTTTTGCAAACATCAACCCGACAATAATACATGATGCCTGATTAGACCAGAATCGGTTTTCCGCTTTAAGCCCTGCGGCGATGTCAATTTTCTTCTGTACTTCTTGTAAGGTAGGAACAATCTCAGCTTGATGGTTCAACAAGTATTGGATGTATATTGGCCCTGCATGTCCGTAGTTTTCTTTTAACTCCGCAATAAGAATGTCAGTTTCCTCCTTCGTTGAGAACGCAATCATCGGTGCACGGTAACTCAATATACGTTGTGCCTCAGCTTTGGGCATAGACTTGTAGCTACTTATACGCTCTACCATATCGGTGTTTCCGGTAGTGCCCACCAATGTTCTCCACGGCTTACCACGGTACCGTTCCGCATTACCCCTAGATGACATACGGTTTCTTTGGCTTCCTGTTGGCACACCGTAACCGAAGTCGCTCAAATCTTTCGGTGCAGTATTGGTCATCTCATCGAAATATGCTACGACGTTTTTGTACACCTCTATACGGTTCATCTTTGAGTTCATGGTGTCTTTCTCATACATAACCATCGACTCAGGATTGCCCCATGCGGATGCTCCTGCGTACATAGCTGTAGTTTTCCCTAGCCCAGACTCTTTATGGTACAGGTGGAAGATAGACCCGTTGATAGGTGTAAATTCCATCAAGACCGAACCGAACGACAACCCTAGCATATACTGGTGCACCTCAAACCCGGGACGGTTGTAAAAGTTAAGGGCTTGTTTCCATGCTTCTAAAGTGCCCTGCGGTTTAAATACTGGGAATAGGTATGAAGTGCTAACTGATGGTGGGTTTACATCAATACGATCAGCCTTAATATCCATATTACCTACAATGAACGACTGTCTGTCGTCTGTCCACCCAAACTGACGGTGGGCTTCTTCAGATTCAACTTCCATCTGTAGCTTGTTTACCCATGCGGTTACGTAAGCCATAAGTTCCTCTATTTTAATCATTGCCACGCCATGCCTTGCCATAAAGTTACGGAACTCATCTCTAGCCATAACTGCCGTAAGCGGCATCGTAAACTCACGGACTCCATCTTTTGGTAAATGCAATCGCATTACCAATGACTCCCCACTATCGGGGTCGTTAATTCGTTTAACCACGTACAACGCGTTGTGGTATATAGGCACCTCAATCTCCTCGTCGTCTTTCGTAACAATTTTAAATATTGCACCGGAAGTACCTCGGCGGTAGGGTAATGGGTAACTAGGTATCACATACTCTTTCATTGGTTGTGGTGGTAAATCTCGCTCACTCGAATGGTCTATAACTACTATAGCTTCATCGGGGTTCCCTGCTAACTCTCTACCCAAAGATATAGGCGACTTTACCTTACCTAAATTCGGACATGATGGGCATATGCCGGGGTTGTACTCATCAAATTTTGCACATGTATATGGCCCTCTAATGTTGTTAACTTTCTGTGCAGTAGCTTCCTCAGAGTAATCAGGGTACCCTTCAGAAATTCGAGTAATAGCCCTATCCCTATCTTCACAGTACGACGCAATAGACAATCCTGCGCGCCACATTGGCTCAGACATATCCGCTTGGTTTTGAATTATGTACTTGAGTTGATCGCACCCTTCACCCTTAATAGTTTTCATTATGATGGTTTTGAATCTGCTCGTGTAGTTACCTACAAGCGCTTGCATAACTAAGTTTGCTTCCTGTGGGACATACGGTTTTCTCAGACTACTTAAAGGGCTCTCTCCTAGAATGTTTTTAAACACCTCAAATGGCATAGGGGCTACTGTGTTACCAATAAACGCTACATCTTTAGGTGGTACATCTTTATAGTTATGGGTGCCGGGCACCCGCAAAATACGTGATATGTCTGCGGTTACAACTGGGTCTGCATACAAGCTATGCTGTACACATAACTCTTTCAGTCGGTGTGCAACAGGTAACCACTCGTCCGCAGGTACATCACGGTCAATAGGCCAATATGCGTGTATACCACGTCCCGAGTTTACTAATACCGGTATTGGTAACTTCAGTTCTTTGCAGAACTCGCGAAGTGACTCCAATGCTTCAGATTGGGTTTCGTAATCCTTGCCTACACCACAATCGAGGTCGAGAAAGAAAGACCTGAGAAATTTTACGTTATCGTTTTTTCTTGAACCATCGGCATAAAATGTTGCCAGTGCAAAGTATGCATCTAACCCCTGTTGGTCGTATTCATATGCTTTGTTTAATGCTTCGTCGATACTTGTAAAAAATTTAGACTCTACTCTAGGTCTACTCCCCTCACTCTTCCCCTCGATTCCAGTTATGCAATAATAACCTTCTCCGCTTAGAACCACCCCCAAAAAATTTTTTGTTTCCATTATTTAGGGCCTCTCATTGTTGGGAAACGGGGGTCCATGTTACACGAAAAACAAACGCGCATAACACCTCCCCCACGGAACTGGTATCAATCGTCCCAATTATCAACGAGGGAACTAAGGTCAGTTTGCTCACTAGTAGCCGCAGGGGCGGATTTCTTTACCACCTTCGTTGGCTCTTTGACTTCTGGCTCTTTGACTTCTGGCTCGACTACTTTCGGTGCGGCAACTTTTACCGGAGCCTCAAGTACTGGAGCAGGAATTACCTTATCCATCTGTGAAACGTTAAGCGTTACTGCCTTAATAGCTTCAGGGTCTTCTATCATATCCAAGACCGCTTGTTGCTCTGCGTCATTCAATGGGCGCACTGCCTTGAACACAAGCTTCGGTGTTGGACTTGCGGTATCAAAACGCATCTCGGTCACTACTGTAACGATGTTGGTGTTATGCGCTTTGAGGTATTTACCGTACGCTTGCAGTGGCATCTTATCAGTAGTACCTTCACCGAAAATAGATGTGGCAGGGCAGGTGATTTGGTAAACCTCTTTCTTCTCGATATCACCTTCAACCATTAAAGCCAAACGTTGTTGGAAGCGGCAAGCACGACCGTTCCCATTACCTGAGCCCTTAATGTTCTGGGTGCAATCCATACATCGGTTAGCTTGCTTCTGGTCTTGTGGTACTGAAGCATCAGGCTCACGGCTATCTGACGACCAACATGCGGGTTTTGCTACCTCACCTTCCTTATACGAACCAGCAAAGAACATACGTGATACAGGTGCGACACGAACTACCACCACATTCATAGCACGGTCTTCGTTCACATGATACTCTTTGCCGTTCAATACTTGGCGGAACGCCGAGCCTTTAATTGAGATACGACGATTAGTACCACCTCCACCCGCACTATTACTACCTGCGAGAACGTCGGTAAAGTCAGGTAGGTTGGCCAAACTAGCTACCAGTGAACTGCTCTTATTGCCAAATAAAGTTACGTCATTCATGAGTTATCTCTCCTTAGATATTTTCATTAACATCAAAATCCAGTTCAAGCTGAACGGGTAAGTTTTCCTGCATAGTAATTTCTTCGTCCATATCCGATGTTTCCGGCATGGTATCCTCTGGGCCATCATTGTTAGTCGTTAGTGCCTCGGTTACTAGGGGTATAGAAAAGCGGTATGTGTTGCCCACTTTAATATACGAATTGCGGGGGATATGCCCCTGTTTAACCCAAGCCCTTATCGTGTGTACGGTAACAAAAAAATGGCCCGCTACCTTATCAATAGGTACAAAAGCCCCGTCTATCATTGTTTATTTCTCCTTACAGTTACAGAATATTCGGCATCGCAATTCAGACCCGGAGGCAGTAGGTCAGGATGCTCGGTTAAAAATGTCTCCATATTTCCTTGATGTATGCGCTTCTCGTACAGCTCAGGAACTTGATGTTCTAAAATAAACTGGTTCATAGATCCCCAATCTGCTGTGGTATAACGGCGTTTAGTGGTGCGGTAAAACGAACCCTCTGCGGTCTTTACACTCTCTAGGTTTTGGTCTTTACAGTACGCCAATAGTGCATCTTTGACCTGCTTCATCTGACCAACACTTGCGTCTTCCTGTTTTTTAAACTCTTGCATCATCGTGGTGTGGTGGTCACGCATCTTGATGTACACCTTGACTAGCTTATCGACTGGGATAGTACTCTCGTTATCCATCTCTCTCTCCTTTGGAACTACATTATT